TCAATATGTGCTGTATCGTATGAAGGTTGTTTCATACCTTGCCACATACCTGACCATGTCATTACTGGTTTGTTAGATACAGCAAACTCTCCTACTGATAAACCAAACGTTTCGCCCATTTGTCTAGCGTGTAACATCACATCACAAGCATTAATAAAGTTAAATATACCTGCCTCTTGTAATACCCAAGGAAAATACATTACTCGTTCATGATTATGAAATACATCAGTAGATAAAAACAGAAAATAAACATCTTTACGTTTATCTAGTACCTCTTTAATTGCCTTATGTACAAATGCTAAATCAAATGTACCTGTACCACCGTGCCGACCAACAACTAATGCATCCTCTGGTATATTAAGCGCTTTACGTATGTCTTTAGTTGGTTCAACTTTTTTAATTATATGTGGTACATATAACGTCTTATTATGTTTTTTGGCAAGGTTTTCTGATACAGCTGCATATACATTACCATGCGGTTGACCCATATGAAACACACAATGTATACCTGTTTTACAATTAGTAGGTGTTATGAGATCATCTTCTCCTGCTTTAAGCATATGAACAAAATCAATTTTTTGTTCAACAACAATTTTTTCTATCTGACTTTTTATTACATTTTTAGGTGTACGGTCAATATTGCCATCATAATAGTGTATATCGAACTGTTTAGCAACACGCGGTACACCTTCATTACCGTTTTGTTTACCGGTAATGTACACTACATCATGGTTAAGTAAATTCTTTAATCCTACCCCATAGTCGTGTGGTGTTTTACCTAATCCGCGACCGTCGATAGTATTAACATGTATTGCTATCTTCATTTCTATAATTTACATGCTCTAGAATATAAATCACTTACATATGCCTTTACAGCAGGTTTATTTTTTATATCCATAAGCTCTACAAATTCATCTATAGATTTCTCCACACTAATATTAAATTCTTTATTAGCTGCTTCTTCAATATTAATTCTACTTTGTTCGGAAACATCATGTTCGATTGTAAATTCAACTGGTTTAACGGATACTAATTTACGTACAATAGTTTCTAAAGTAACAGGTTCCAGTACTCTGTCAACTATAAACTTTACAATATTACCTGCAATTACAGATTTTAACGTTTCCGGGGTATATACATTACCAGATAATTCTGTATACTGTAAACGGCGATACTGCGGCGAAATAGTATTCTCTATGAACTTATAACTTAAATCTGCAAGATCTAATATATACAATCCTTTAGTGGTACCGAAATCACCCCAATCCTGTTGATAAGGTGCACCTACATAGAGTATAGTACCATCTTTGTATTTGCGTTCTTCTCTATGATGAAAATGTCCTGTAATAGTTAGAGGGGCTCTATCAGTTAAATCAGAAGACTTTAAACCGTTAGTACATACTTTATATGAATTCATTTTGAAACTATTAATCTCAAAATGACCTACAATTAAGTCACATTTAGGTACTTCGTTAATATCCTGGCCCCACGGACAGAAAGCTATTTTTCTTCCTTGGAACGTTTCGACGATAAGCTTATCGACAACAGTAATATTACTCCAACCACGAAGAATGGATACGGAATTAACTGAAGAATTATCTCGGTAATAAGCATCGTGATTACCCACGGTAATAATGATATTAAAATCACGCAATACATCAAAGATGTCAGTAACCACGTGAAGAGTGTTAACAGCAATGTCATTACGATCATGAAATATGTCTCCAGGTATTATTATATCTTGTATGCCGCGTTGTTTAAATTGCTCAGCAGCCCATTTAGCATGGTTTAATGCTGTCTTGTGCCATATTTCACTGTTACGGTGTACCCCATAATGTGGGTCTGAAAATATACCTACTTCGGTTCCTTTAATCTGCATGTTTATTGTTCGGGTTTACTGGATCATCAATACCTACATTAGGTCCAATGACACTATACACTTCTTCTTGATAAGCTGCTAACGTATCTCTCATACGTTTTTCTTTCTTAATACGAGAACGCCAGCAGTTAAAAGCAATAGAATTAAAATATGAAAACGGGTTAAAACCTTTGTCAAAGTTATACTTCTTATCTTTTAATGCATTAAACATATTGATAAGAGAGTCACCAATAGCTTCTTCTTTAAATGTGTAGTTAATAAAATTAGATGCATGTGCTAACCCGTACGCAATATTACGTATCATAATGGCAAGGTTATCACTCATCACGTCTGTTTCATAATACTTTTTAAGTTCAGCAGTAAATTCAGCAGGACTTACATAATAAACCTTCTTAGCTTTAGCTGCTTCGCTTAACGGCTTTTTAGGTCTACCAGAAGATTTTACTTTGGTAATCTTTACAGTAGACGGCACTTCAGGCGGACTCTGTAATTGTTTTTTCGGTAGTGTTGATTTTTTCAAGGTCATAAAATTCTTTTCGTTTGTCGTAGTGCTTGATACCATAAATTAAATCATCAACAATATCGACTAAAGTCAATATGTCTTTATTTTCGTGAACACGCAATCCACGACCGATAGACTGTAGAGTTTTAATTTTTGATTTACCGCCTGCAGCAAACACTATATAATGTATGTTTTTTATAGAAATGCCAGTAGAAAAGATCTTACTTATGGCAATACATACAACATTGTTATGCTGTTCCATTATTTCTTGGACTTTACGACGTTCCTCTACCTCTACACTACCTTGTATAAAATATACCTGTTTATCCGTTAATGCGGATAGTTCTTTGTATAGATTTTCTCCATGTGCTATATGATCAATAAGAATAAGACAGTTATTTTTAAAATTATGAGCTAGCTGCTTAATTACTTTGTTTCTGAATTTGCTGTTATGTATATATTCAAGCTCTAATAGATACCTTTGTGCAGGAGATACAGCCGTATAATCTGGTTTAAAGTCGTAATTGAGTTTAATAGCTAAGCATTGTGCGTTAGCAATATACTCACCGCCTGCGGCTTCTCTTAATTCAGTAGTCGTTTTCTTGAATATAACCGGGCCAATAAAATTATTAATATTCCAGGTGTCGATATTGTTTTCTGGTAATGTACCTGTAAAACCTATACGTCGTAGAGTGGGTATTTTATCTATAAGTTTACAAAGCTTGTTACCGCGACGAAGTTTATGGCAATTACTTACAAGTATACCGTTAGCATAATAGTTGTTGTTATGCTCTACTTCTATATTGAATACGTCTTCATTTTGACGAGGTATTTTTTTTATGTTTAGAATTTTCATAAAAAACGAAGGTTTAATGCAAATTATTTCATCATTAATAGATAATGCATCTGCTCTAATCATACCTTTCTTGGTGTAAATCTTGTGATTAGGTGTAGCCTGTATAGTGTTGCCGTCGTCTGTTGTAATTTCTAAAAAATGATCATAAGCATTGCTTTTGTACAAATTACGCCAAACGTTTAGTACTTTTTGAAATTCATTACAACCGGTCTCAATATTATATGACATTACTAAGTCGTTTATTTTTATATCTTGTATATACTTGTAGCCAGAAGGTGTAATTAAAGTAGTATTTTTTCTTAAACATTCATCTACAACCAATAAGCCTACTTTACTAAACCAGCTAATATCTGAATTCTTACTTTGTAATATGCCCATATTAGCTACAATAACACGAGCGTTAGGGTCTAATTCAGTATTACCGGTCCATTTACTCACAACTTCCATTGGAAAATTATAGGAAGTAAAATCTTTATAAGTTTGAGATACTAGACCTAAGTCTGGTACTACTATTAATATTTTTTCAGTAGGTTCTACCTGGTGTAAAGCAGCATAAACCAAATTAGCAATAATTAACGTCTTACCACCACCTGTTGCTAGTTCTACTACCCCATAGCCGTTGTTTAATGCTTTGCTAACAGCTGTTTCTTGATAATCTCTAAGCTTAAATTCACTACTTAATGTCTTGAATCTATTTGGTTCAAGTATATGTGTTTTTTGTATTATATCATTATACTCTTGATTATACTGAATAGTAAAAGGTATATTTTGTAATCTGAGATATTCAATAATACCAGGCACTAACCCAATACCACAATAACCAGCTGGTGTAATAGCATATATTCGTTGCGGTAAGAATCTCTGAAAACGATTAAAACGTGCACCAGGGTTCTTTACACTAAAGTGCTCCTTAATATTAGGAAGAAAATCTGATACGATTTTTACTTCCTTACGCTTCGGGTCATATTGAAACTCAACTACCATTATGTTGTCTCAAGCTTCTGCAAGTCTATTACATTCTTGTAGTCGTATGATAACGAGCTAGTTAGTTTTTCAGCTTTTTCTAAATACTCTAATACAAGCTTTATCTTTTCAATACTTTCATTAATAGTATTAATATCAGGATCGTTGTATACGATTTCATCTCTAGCTGCTTTAGACAAGACAACTGGAGAGTTTACTGTTTTAGATTTAATCTTTTGCTTCTTAGCAGATTCTAACTTAATGAGAGCAACTTTATACTTTGTTGTTTCAGCTACCCATTTATGTTTAATAGTGGGTGCAAGCATAGCTTTTTCTTTTATATCAAGCTCATTCATTTTGAGGTCTTGTTCTAGTCTAGCTTGGAACTTGCTTAGAACATCTTCAACATCTATAGAAAGATTATCCATATTTTTTACTAAGTATATATTATATTTTAAATAAATCTACGTGAAAACCTTTAATAAATTGTATACTAAACTTTTGGAAGATATGGGAGCTGCAATGGGTAATACTACTTCAGCTGCATTTGGTGCTGGTCAAGCTCACGCCTCTCCAACAGGTAAATCCGGTGATTTCTACGCACCAGGAGATTCAAGAAACTTATTCGGTGGTGGTAAAGGCTGGAAACCTAAAAAAGGTAAAAAGAAGAAAATGAACGGAGAAGCTGTACCTTTAATCCGTAGAACCTTTCCAGGTATGTAGTAAGTAGGATACATGGATTTAGGTCACTGGGTTACAAATGAGAATTATAATGCTGATAATTTACCTTACGGTTTTATTTACCGTATTACTAACACCCACACTGGCAAGACATATTTCGGAAAGAAACAAATTAAAAGTGTTAAAAAACTCAAACCTCTCAAAGGAAGAAAAAACAAAAGACACTTCGACATAGAGACAGACTGGAAAACGTACACATCATCTTCTAATGATGTTAATAAAGATATAGAAAAAATCGGTAAAGACAAGTTTAAGTTTGAAATACTAAAGTTTTGTGACAGTAAGTTTGAATTAGCTTATTATGAAGCTAAAATACAATTCGATCACGATGTATTACTCAAAGAGGGTTACTACAACGGTATTATAAACTGCCGCATCGGAAGAGCACCAGATGCTTTATTGAAAAAGCTTGCATTAGAAAATAAAAACAGTACAATAACCAATAATGCGAGTACTACCTCTCAAGTACAATCTTTATCTAGCTGATTTTACAGATATAGAATCAGAGGCTTTGACTTTATTTAAATCCGAATTACAAAAGTATAACGTTATAACCTATGATAGTCTCCCAAAACAAGATTATCTCAAGCTTATACACTATTTTACGCTTTCTACGCTTTTCAAAGAATACGCAAAACTAGATAATAAAAAGAACACTATATTTTGGATTAATAAAAATACATGTAATACGGATATATTAACATTTATTAAAGAAGTAAAAAAATGTTTCCCAATACTACTTTATATAACCGATAAAACATATAGTTCCGTATCTTTTAAGGAAAATACTGCAGAATGCACAGAAGTAACTACCGAGCTCAAGGAGTTTCGCTATTCCATCGACTATAGCAAGTATAGTTTCAATAAAATTAAGCGGTTTTGCACAAAAAACGGACTAGAAAGCTTGCTAAATCAATTCAAAATCTAATGGGATTTAAATCCAGATATATAATATATATAATATACAAGCGAGCGCTAGCGAGCTTGTTAAAGAGGTCTGACAAGACCAGAGACGAAGGAGCTATGCTCCTGAGTCCACAAACTTTAACATATAACTTGTTGTATGTGGTATACTCCTTAAACCGACGACACTTTATATTACTTTATTGCCAATAAAAATCAAGTGCAAATATACAAAAAAGTCGTAAATATATTGAAATGAAAGCAAAAAGTAAGTTTTTACAAGTACTTGAAACAGCATTAAAAGAAGATGGTCAAACTGGACAGATTACGAATGATCCGTCCACTGCTACCAAGGCTAGTGATCAAGCAACTGTCGCACAACAGACATCAGGTCAAAAAAATGCTGATGCAATTAAGGCTGCAAATGCTGCATTATTAGCTGCTGTTAAAGCTCACCCTGAACTCAACGGTGATGTAACAAAGCTTTCAAATCCTGACTTTATTAAATCTCTTAGCAACATATGAAAAGATTTAATCAAATAGCTGACGGTATATTTCGTACTTTATTAGAAGCTCCACCTCCACCTGTTGCACCAGCAGCACCGGCAAATGCTCCGGCTGCACCAGCTGCGCCTGCTGCAGGCTTACCTCAAGATGGTGGTCCTGTTAATGTTCAGCAACCAGCTCAAAGTACTCAAGCAGACCGTTCTCCTGGAGAGCTACAAAACTGGGAAACACAAATCATTACTATGGCAGCTGATGCTATTGTAAGAGTACAAGCAGATCCTAGTTTATTAACTGCTGACGATATTAAGATGTTGTCAAGCGGGGTTAATCTTAAGAATAAAGACGAAGTTTTAGATATTATTAAAAACTTAGGCGGAATGGTGTAAGCTAGCTTCTTGCTTCATTATAGCTGCATTTTGCTCCATACGTTTTGCTACACCCGAACCACTTGCTTTAGCATTGTGGTATTCTTTATTGTTTAAATATTCAGCAGCAGCTTTTTCAAAGTTTCCTTGCAATAATAAATCTATTGTTTTAGGGGAACCTGGTAGATCTCCTCTAAAGTAGCCATCTATTACAGCACATTTAAGGTTATCAGAAAATGTATTAAATGTTGCACCAAACTTAGCGTTTATTAACTGCATTTTACTTGCAAGGTCTTTTGCGAAAATGCTTTCTATTTCTGCATCCGATAATACTCTATTTTTAAAACGCGGTAGCTCTTGAGGTGTCACTAAATGCCCGATACCTATTGTCCAATAGTTTCTACTGTCCTTGTATAAACGATTACGCGAACCTTCATGACGTCTTACATATTGGGCAGCTTTGGAAGTAATATCACCTGTTTGAGCTGCTTGGGGTTTAGCAAAATTAATATTGGCATTATAATAATTTGAAAAGCTACCTACTGGTTTATCAACTTTTTGCACCATTGCAGGTGGGGTGAAATGAATAGGCGGTGGCGGCATGTCCATTGCTTCTTTACTTAACCCTTTTTTGCTGTAATTCACGTTAATACTTACTAATTAAATAAATAAATACGTGATAATTAAATACAAAAATAAAACTTACAATAGTGACGACCTACCTATATTTTTGTATTTTAAAAATGCATCCGACAAAAACGAATTTATTAATAATTTAGTTAATTATACCAAACCTAAAGAGTTTGTAAGAATACACTGTGTAACGGTTGCATTAGTGGGTAATACTTTAATAAAAGACAAAAGATCTGGATTATTCCTAAGTTTGGATACAATGGAAGAAAAAAGATATATTCAAAGATATTTGTACGACTCTCATGAAGATAGTAATGCTGTAATATCTACTCCACCGGACATTAAGCCTGATATTTTAGAAAAGTGGATAGAAAAACACACTCAAGGGTTAATTTAAGTTGATCTTTTAAAAATACCTCATACTATAATGTATGGGTAAATTCACTTCAACTAAAGTCATTCCGTTAGGATCGGCTGCATTTAGACAGCCTTATGCACAAAGTCACTGTCACTTTATTCACGGTTATCGTTTACAAGCTAAGTTTTGGTTTACTTGTAATACACTAGATAACAATAACTGGGTTGTAGATTTCGGCGCGCTCAAACAACTTAAAACTACTTTAGAAGAATACTTTGACCATAAAACAGTGGTTTGGGCAAAAGACCCTGACTTAGATATGTTTAAACTACTAGAACAACGTAAGATGATTGAATTAGTGGTACTTGAAGACGGCGTTGGTATCGAACGATTTGCTGAATTATGCCATAGACTTGCAAACGAATATGTAGATAGCTTAACTAATGGTCGTTGCTGGTGTTCTAAAGTAGAAGTTTGGGAACACCCGGACAATTCAGCTATATACGAAGGTTAATTAACAGTTGATTTGTATTTTTTTTATAATATTATACCAGTATATGAATACCGTAGATCCAGATAAAGAATATATGTATATTTCTAATGATTTTTGCTTTAATACGCTAGAAGGCGAGGGTCGCTATATTGGTTACCCTACAGTATTTATACGTCTAGCAAGCTGCAATTTAACGTGTCAAGGATTCAAGTCTGTTGACTCCCCGTTTGGTTGTGATAGTTACGTTAGTTGGAGTATAAAGAACAAAATGACCTTTACAGAGATCGCAAAATATATGGAAGAGAGAGAACACCACGAGCTACTTAAAAATGGCGCGCTTTTTAAAATAAGCGGTGGTGAACCTTTTTTGCAGCAAAAGAAATTACTTAATTTTATTAAGTTTATTAGAGATCGTTGGGGCTTTGTTAACTACAGCAAGACCCTTACATCTGATGATATTGGTAGACCTAAATTACATATTGACTTTGAAACCAACGGTACTATCATGCCAGACGAAGAGTGGTCCCGACTTGGTATTCAAGTAACATATACCACATCTCCTAAATTATCTAGTAATGGAGATCCTGTTGAAAAACGTTATAAACCAGAAGTTTTACGTTATTTAGCTGTACAGGACGCCTGTTTTAAGTTTGTAGCTAAACAAGAATCAGATTTAAATGAAGTACTAGAAAACTACCTTAATAATCCCGAGGTAGGGGTACGTTCAGATCAAGTATGGATAATGCCTATGTGTGGTAGTCGTAAAGAATTATTAGAGGTAGGTCCTATAGTAGCTGAATTGTGCAAGAAGTATAATTTTAAATTCTCTAATAGGTTACATTTACAATTATGGGATAAAGCGTTATCAGTTTAATATATGAACGACATTCCTGATCCTAAAAAACATAAAAATATTAGCATCATTAAAAGCATTATCCGCATTATTGCGGGTACATGCCTTTGCTTTGGTGCATTTTGGGTTACTGGTATTTTGCTAATCGTAGCAGAAGTACTCGGTATTATCGAAGAAATGGTATAACATATGAAACAAGAAATTAAGTTTATATACACGTTAGAGCATACTAAAGATGATATTAACGTCGGTACACCTCGTAAAGTTGAAATCACTTTTGACGGTCAAGCCGACTTAGAGGAACTAACAGAAGAGTTTAATGCTTTTGTTAAAGCTATAGGTTACAACCCGCCCGACAACTGTGTACTTGATTGGGTAGACGTTAACGGGGAAGATGCATCGTATGATGATATTAGTATTCAAGACCCCGTAACAGAATCTAACGCAAAAAATGAAATACAGAGAGAATTTGCTAAATCGGCTAAGAAGAATAAATCTAATAAATGAGTAATACTAAGCTTAATAAAATAGGTATTATCGGTACACAATGTATCGGTAAAACCACTCTAGTAAATGATATGTTACTGCAGTGGCCTCAGTTAACTAAACCTGAAAAGACATACCGGGATTTAATTAAAGACAAGAAACTACCTATCAATAAAAACGGTACTAAAGCCTCTCAACAAGAGATTCTTAACTTCCTTGTTGATGAAGCAATGGCTAACTACGGTAAAAAGAAAATGGTATTTGACCGTACCCCTATCGATAATTTAGTTTATTCGTTATGGCTCTTCGAAAAAGGTTTAGGAGATATTGATGAAGCTTTTATTGACAAGACTGTAATACAAGTAAGAGAAGCAGTTAAGTCTTATTCAATTATATTTTATATTCCTTTATGTAAAGAAAATGACGTACTACTTCAGACTAAAGAGAATAGAGATATTGACCCTATTTATCGAGGAGAGATAGCACTCTTGTTTGATGGTATATTTAAAGCTTGGGAAACTGGTAGGTCTCGTTTCTTTGATAATGATGACACACCACCCATTATACCTGTTTACGGAAATCCGTTAGAGCGTATCGCTATAATGAATATGTACATTAATAATAGTTGTGAATTTTTTGGAGAAGAAGATTCTTTAATTAAAGACATAGCAGAACAACAAATGTTAGCTGATCAATTAGGATTAACGGATAAAAAACAGTTTAAATTATAGTAAGTATTGTATCATATGAAATTCGATGATGCTATTAATTTTATTGCTGAGTCCGCACTTGAAGCGGAAATGGCAAAGCCAAAGAATCCAGCTATTTTAAAAAGAGCAGCTGAGCTTGAGAAGCAGGGCTTATCTCCTGCAACTGCTTATGCTTACGCAAGAAAAGAATTCAATGCTGGTAAAGTAGGAACCGTGGCAAAAGCTCCTGCTGCTGCATCAGTAGCTGAACCGGTTGGTATAAAGTATAAAGAATTACCTGACACATTAAGAACTAAAGAAGCTGTGGCAACATATTTGCAACATAACCCTGAGGCAACACCTGAAGAGGTTATGTCTGCTATTAATGCTCAGGATTCAGAAGAAACACCTCTTAATTTAGACCCAGAAGTAATAAAGACTGCTATTGCAGACGTAAAAGCTGGAGAAGATATCGAACAAGAACCTGATTCAGAAGCTTTACGTAAACAAGAGCTAGCAGCAAAGTACGATCGAGTACGCCAAGCACTATACAAGATGCACGGGTTTAAGTCAAAGGGACGTCCGGGTAGAAAAGCAGTTG